GTGCATGAAGAGAATCATCCGAGTGTTCCCAAGAAAGACCAGTGCGACGCCCGATGACGACCTGGTGCGGATCAACTGCGGCCCCGACCTTTTCGACTATGCCGACGAGGTCCACATCTCGGTGCTGTTTACCTGGGATCTGGCACGAGCGGAAGCACTGGCGGAAGCATGGCGCGGGGTGGCTCCGGTCCAGATCGGAGGACCGGCAACCGGAATGGTGGGCGGCGAGTTTGTGCCGGGCATGTACGTTAAAAAGGGGTACACCATCCACCATCGAGGCTGCCCCAACTCCTGTTGGTTCTGCATTGAACGCAATAGCGAGATGAAACTGCTGGACATTCACGACGGGTGGAACGACCTGAGCAGCAACCTCCTAGCCTGCCCTCCCGATCACATCTGGCAGGTATTCGCCGCGCTGGATCGAGGCCGGAAAATTTACGGCAAGGCTCCACAGTTCACGGGGGGGCTGGAGGCAAAGAGGCTGGAGTGGTGGCATGTTGAGGCACTAAAAAAACTCCGGCCGAAGCAGATGTTTTTTGCCTACGACACGCCCGACGATCTGAATCCGCTACGGCAGGCGGGCAGGATGTTGATAGCGGGAGGATTCACTACGGCGAGTCACTGCCTCCGCGCTTATGTCTTGTGCGGCTACCCGAAAGACACCTTTGACAAAGCAGAGAGAAGGATGGCCCAAACCACTGAGGCCGGATTCATGCCGATGGCGATGCTTTACCGGGACCATCAGGGCAACCGCTCACCGGAGTGGATGAGGTGGGCGAGGGCTTGGGCGAGGCCAGCAATCATAGCTTGCAAGGCTGCAGCTTGAAACCCTACACCAAAATAGCCACCGATTACGCAAAGGCTGCGGTGGCCGACAAGAAAGGCCGCAAGTTTGGGAAGTGGATCAGGCTTGCGGCCTCTCGCTTCCTGGCAGACCTTGAACGGGCCAAAAAGAAAGACTGCCCGTTTCTCTTCGATGACTGGCACGCCTGCGATCCTTGCGACTTCATAGAGAAGTTGCCGCACGTCGAGGGTAAGTGGGACAGCGACAGCATTGAGCTTCACCCCGCACAGGTCTTCTTTATTGTCCAGCTTTTCGGCTTCCGCAATCGATCAACTGGCGCAAGGCGTTTCACCTCCGCGCTATACGCTACCGCTCGAAAATCCGGCAAGTCCACAGTAAGCGCTGCGATCCTCCTATACTGCCAGTGCTGCGAGAATGAACCGGGTGCTCAGATCGTCTCAGCGGCTACCACGTTCCCCCAAGCGGCGATCATCTTCAACGTGGCAAAGCGCATGGTGGAGAAGACGCCGGACCTCCGCGATGCTTTCGGGCTGGAATGCTGGGCCAAGGCAATCAGCCGCATGGAAACCGGATCATCCTTCAAGCCGATCCACGCCAAAGCCTCCACACAGGACGGACTCAACCCTTCCCATGTAGGACTAGACGAGATCCACGCGCACAAGACAGCCGACCTACTGAACGTCCTCACCTCTGCGGCGGGCGCACGGTCCAACCCTCTATGGCTGTATACCACCACAGAGGGCTATACCAACCCTGGACCGTGGGGGGAGATACGGCTTTTTGCCAAGAAATTGCTAGAGGGCGTGTTTGGGACGACCGCCGATCACTTCCTTGCGCTCTTCTGGGCGATTGACGACGAGGATAACGAATTTGACGAGACGGCATGGGTAAAGGCGAACCCGCTCATTGACGTGAATCCTCACCTTTTGGGCGCAATTCGGAAAGAAGCCGTTGAAGCCAAGCAGATGCCGTCCAAACTGGCAGAGTTCCGTATCAAGCGTCTGAACCGTCCTGCATCAACCGCCGATGGGTGGGTTGACCTGGTGAAGTGGCAGCAATGCGGTGGTGAGGTTGACCTTGAATGGCTGTCTCAGTACCCATGCTACGGTGCTCTCGACCTTGCCAGCACCCGCGACCTGACCGCGTTTCGGATCGTATGGAACGTGGGCGGAAAGATTTACACCTACGGGATGCGATGGGTGCCTCAAGACGCCGTGGCACAGCGCACCGAACGCGGCACGGTCCCTTATTCGGCATGGGTTGAGGCCGGTTTGATCAAGGTGACGCCGGGGAACACGACCGATTATGCCATCATTGAGCAGGACATTCTCTCGCTCTACGAACGATTCAACATCCAGGGTATCGCCTACGACAGTTGGAACGCCTCAGACCTTGTTAACCGGCTCGTCGCGCAAGAACTGCCGATGATCGAGTTCATTCAAGGCCCGAAATCCTATCACCCCGCCATGCAGCAATTGGAGCTCCACTACATCAACGGCAAAGTCTGCCACGGCGGTGACCCGGTCTTGAACTGGTGTGCGTCAAACCTTGTTGCCCGCCGTGACCAGAATCTGAACATGGCCCCCGACAAGAAGCGTTGCGCCGACAAGATCGACGACATGGCCGCGCTGTTAATGGCCGTTGGCATCAGCATGTCGCCAGTTGAACAGGAGGATTTTGACAGTTTCCTGATGAATCCCGTCATTTTATGATCCTGTGAGTACATATTTTTCTTGCAATGAGTAGAATTGCGGATTAAAGTGTGTGCGAATTATACTCACAGGGACAATGAATGGCTAAAAAGCCCGCCGGCAAAATCAAAGCTGCGCTGTTGGATTGGCTGGGGATACCCATCAGCTTAACCGACGGCGCTTTTTGGTCTCAGCTCGGCACGACTTCTGCCGGACAAACAGTCAACGAGCAGACCGTTCTCAAGCTCACAGCAGTATGGGCCTGTGCTCGTCTCATATCTCAGACCATTTCGACATTGCCGCTTGGCCTTTTTGAAAAAGCCGCTTCTGGGCGCATCGCGTCAAAAAACCACTCGCTTTACACCATCATCCATGACCGCCCGAACACAGACAGCACCGCTGCGATGTTCTGGGAGTCCTTCATTCTCTCGATGCTGTTGCACGGCAACGGCTTTGCCGAAAAGTTGAAGGTTGGGGGGCGTCTTGTCGGGCTGAAATTCCTCAATCCGAATTATCTTTCCATCACCGAAGACGCCAACGGCAACTACACCTACGCATACACTCTAAAAAGCAAGCGGCAGCAGATACCCGCAGAGAACATCTTCCATGTCCCGTATTTCACTATGGGGGGTAGGTGGGGTCTTTCTGCTATCCGGTACGGCGTAAACACGTTCGGGTCTGCTCTCGCCGCCGATACCGCCGCGAACTCGACTTTTGAGAAGGGGCTTTCCCCCACTGTGGCATTCAGTGTTGAAAGAGTACTCACTCCCGAGCAGCGGACGGCGTTCAGGGAGAACACAGCCGCCACTCTCTCCGGTGCCATCAACGCGGGGAACTCCCCAATCCTTGAAGGGGGGATGACGGCTCAGGTGATCAGCATCAACCCGAAGGACGCGCAGCTTTTGGAGTCCAGAGTATTCAGCGGGGAAGATATCTGCCGGTGGTTCGGGCTTGACCCGTCCATGATCGGCTACGGCGGCAAGGTTTCCAACTGGGGAACCGGGCTTGAGCAGAAAAACCTCAGTCTGCTCAACTACTGCCTGCGCCCCATCATGATAAAGATCGAGCAAGGCATCAACAAAGACCTACTTACGCCAGCCGAGCAAACGCGATTCTACGCCGAGCACAACATTGAAGGGCTACTTCGTGGCGATTCAGCCGCAAGAAAAGAGTTCTACGCCTCCGCGCTTCAAAACGGATGGATGAACCGCAACCAAGTCGCAGCGATGGAAAACCAGCCGTCGCTTGCCGGCGGTGACATCTACACGGTGCAGAGTAACCTGATACCGATCGACCAGCTAGGAAAGGGGGTTCCCAGTGAAACGACAGCTACCAGCCGCATATAACGGCGCACCCTCTCCCGGTGTCAGATTTGACCTCTCCCCGCGTGCCTTGGAGAAGTGGAATCCGGCGATCAAGGCTGCGGCGTCCGAAGACAACACCATAACCATCTTCGACGTGATCGGTCAGGACTACTGGACCGGCGAGGGGGTCACGGCAAAGCGCATCGCCGGGGCGCTCAGGGCAATCGGTGATAAACCGGTGACGGTGCTCATCAATTCCCCCGGCGGCGACATGTTTGAGGGGTTAGCGATATACAGCCTATTCCGTGAACACCCCGCAGATGTGACAGTCAAGGTGCTTGGCCTTGCCGCTTCCGCAGCTTCCATCATCGCCATGGCCGGTGACACCGTGCAGATTGCCCGTGCCGGGTTCCTGATGATCCACAACGCATGGATCTACGCTGCTGGCAACCGCCATGAGTTTCGAGAGTACGCCGACTACTTGGAGCCGTTCGATAGGTCCATGGCCGACATCTACGCCGCCCGTACCGGCATCGACATGAAGGAGATTCAGAAGGTCATGGACGCGGAAAGCTGGATCGGCGGCAGCGATGCCATCGAACAGGGGTTCGCTGACTGTCTGTTGGACTCCGACGAGATCGAAACCGGAGAAACCAGCCAAGCCCGTGCCGCCGTGAAGCTGGACATCGCCCTTGCAAAGGCCGGGATGCCCCGCTCCGAGCGGAAGAAATTGCTTGCAGAGTACAAGGTCGCCACGCCGTGCGCTGGTGATAACGATACGCCGTGCGCTATCTCGTTTGCCGAAGAAATGTCAGAACTCAGGATGCAAATCAACGCTTAACCGATAAGGAGAAACACCAAATGGCACAGATCGACGATGAAGTAAAAGAAGTAAAAACGCTGCTCAAGGATGTGAATGACAAGCTCAAGGCGTCTGCCGAAGCAGCAGAGAAGCAGATCAAGGCCCACTCGCAGATGAGCGAGGAGACCAAGGCCAGCGTTGACAAGCTGCTCATCTCTCAGGGCGAACTCCAGGCGCGACTGCTCGCCGCTGAACAGCTTGTTGCGAAGATGGACGGCGAAGGCAAAGGCGGTGCCACGGCTCCGAAATCCATGGGGCAGATGGTCACCGAGTCCGAAGCGTTTGCCAGCTTCTCCGGTCGCGGGTCCGTCACCATCCCGGTACAGAACGCCATCACCTCACTGACCGGCTCCGCTGGCGACCTGATCGTACCGCAGCGCATCGGCTTCATCTCCCAACCGGTCCAGCGCCTGACCATCCGCGACCTGCTCTCATGGGGGCGCACCACTTCCAACTCGCTCGAATACGTCCGCGAGGCCGGGTTCACCAACGGGGCCGATGTCGTTTCGGAAAACCCGACCAACGACAAGCCGGAATCCGGCATCACCTTCGAACTCGACTCCGCACCGGTGGCGACCATCGCCCACTGGATCAACGCATCCAAGCAGGTGCTCGCAGACGCCGCGATGCTGGCCTCCTACATCGACGGGCGGCTCCGCTATGGGCTCAAGCTGAAAGAAGAAGCCCAACTGCTCAAGGGTTCCGGCGTGGGCCTCAACATCACCGGCCTGCTCACCGCCGCGACCGCCTACAGCAACCCCGGCGTGACCGTCCAGGCGGAAACCATGATCGACCGACTGCGCCTGGCTCTCCTCCAGGTCACCCTCGCAGAGTACCAGGGCGACGGCATCGTCCTTTCCCCGGTTGACTGGTGCGCGATCGAGCTGACCAAGACCACCGACAACAAGTACCTGTTCACCTCTCCGACCGGCATGACTACTCCGGGTCTGTGGGGCCGTCCGGTGGTGGATACCCAGTCCATGACGGCGGGTGATTTCCTCGTCGGTGCGTTCCAGCAGGCCGCGCAGGGGTGGGACCGCGAGGACGCGAACGTCACCATATCCACCGAGAACAAGGACAACTTCGTCAAGAATATGGTCACCATCCTCTGCGAAGAGCGCGTGGGCCTGACCATCTTCCGCCCCGAGGCCCTGATCGCCGGTGACTTCGACGGCCTCCCGGCATCGGCATAACCTGACGGGCGGGGGTTCCGGCCTCCGCCCAACTTTTGGCAGCGGGATGGACTCCTGGAAGTGGCGAAATCTGGTTTTTAGCCTCGCATCCCGCAGAGCTTCGGCTCTCCATCGCACGGGACTTTTGACCTGACCGGCCCGGAGCCTGCGGAAACGTTCAAGGCTCCCCAACTTAAAAAAGGAGATTTCAAAATGATGAGAGCAAAAATGCAGGTATCGTCTGTCAAAAGGCTTGTAGGTGCAGACGGGGGTGTCGCTAGTGAGGAACTTTCCTTTTACCCGGTATGCGGGACAGCGCCTTTTGGCCCGAACGGCGAGAGCGAAGATAACACCTTTGCGCGATATACCCCTTCCGGTTCGGTGACGCTGGCGGTAAACAACCCCGATCTCCACGGCAAATTCAAGCCGGGCCAGAAATTCTACGTCGATTTCACTATATCGGAATAGGGGGATGGAAATGGTAACCGTCACCCCCCTGAAAAGTTTTGAACATAACGGTATCCGGCGCAAGGGTGTTCCTTTCGACTGCTCCGAGACGACCGCGAACGCACTGAAACGCAGCAAACTGGTCTCATTTGGCGAGGCGATGGACGCAAACCCTTCCAAGGCCGCAGCACCTTCGTCTGCATTGCTTCCGGTCCTTCCCTCTCCGCAGACGATTGCGAAGCCGTCCGCAAGTGGCGCGAAGAAGGGCAGGAAGAAAAAGCAGTAATCGCGGTAAATAGCTCGTTCTGGGCCGCACCGTGGGCTGACGTGATTTACGCGATGGACCGGAACTGGTGGGCGAAATACATCGGACTGGTAATGACGGACTGTGAAGGGCTGAGGATATCCCCTCTAAGCGGCATGGCCGGGGTCAACAAGGTGCTTTTCAGGCACTACCAGAACAGCGGGGCTGGGGCGGTATCCCTAGCGGCACATTGGGGTGCAAAGCGGATTATCCTTCTCGGCTACGACTGTCAGAAGACAGGCGGTAAAAGCCACTGGCACGGAGACCACCCCAAAGGGCTAGGGAATGCCGGAACTATAGCAACTTGGCCGACGCAGTTCAAGAAGCTGGAGACCGACCTTAAAGGCATCGAGATCATCAATTGTAGCAGAGAGACGGCCTTGACTATGTTCGAGCGTAAACCACTGGCAGAGGTACTGAATGAGCGTCCTTGAACTCGAAAAAGTGAAAAGTTTTCTGGACGTGATTCACTCCGCCGACGACGCGAAACTCCAGATGCTTCTTGACGCCGCAGAGGACGAGGCCGCGCAATTTATGAACCGCTCCAATGTCTCCGAGTGGGAAAGCGACTACGTCTTTGACAGCGATTATTCTATGCCTCCCGGTGCGATGATGGGTGTTCTTCTGCTCACTCAGGCAGTATACCAGGCAAGCCCTGACGATGCCGACAAGCTCCGCAAGGCCGCCGAAACGAAGCTGGCGCCGTACCGGGTGAACATCGGATGCTAGCACACCGGCTCAGACATAGGATTGAGTTTCAGGAACTCATCGAGGATCAGGACTCGGAAACGGGGTCAATAGTCAACTACTGGGCGACGGCGCACCTTGACATGAACACGGCCCTTGATTCCGTACCCGCAGAGGTGATGACCGGGCCGGGCCGGGAGTTCAGAGGAGGCGGGACCACTCAGTCGGAAGCGGCGGCAAGGATCAACCTGCGCTGGTTTCCGGGGCTTTTACCTTCATGGCGCGTCCTTTGGGATGGCAGGGTTCTCAACATTGCCAGCATCGAGACGGATATAACCGGCAGGCGGGAATACTGGCTTAGGTGCACGGACGGGGTGAGCGATGGCCGATAGGATGCCGGTTGATTCAGTACGGGGGCGGGTCCGCAGATGGATCGAAAGCCATGCCGGGGAAATGGGGGGCAATGTCCTTGAGATTGGCTCCAGGATGCACAACCCCGCCGCATGGTGGCTCTATAACCGGGACTTGGCAACCGGGGCATGGCTGGGGATAGACATCCAGGACGGTCATAACGTGGATCGGGTACAGGACATCCATGACATGCCGGCGGAATGGAAGGGGCAATTCTCCAGCGTGCTCTGCTCCGAGGTCATGGAACACGTGGCCCGCCCGTGGGTGGCCTTGCCGAAGGTCCGGGAGGTCATCAGGCCCGGGGGGATGATCGTCATTACCACCCTGACGACATTTCATATCCACGGTTACCCAGATGACTACTACAGATACACCGAATCCGGCTTGCGGCTGTTGCTGGAAGATGCCGGGTTTGTCAACATCGGGATTGAATACGGTGGCGATACCGTTCTCGAACTGAAAAATCACGACGAGACGGTGTTTTTGAAGCGGGTCCCGCTCCAGATTTTCGCGGTGGCGTATGTTCCCTGATTTCGGAAAATGGAAAGGGGCAACAGTCTTCTGTCTGGCATCCGGGCCGAGCATGACCGCCGCCGACGCGCTTGCCGTCCGCTCCAAGGGCAAGGTCATCACGGTAAATACCTCCTACCGGCTGGCTCCTTGGGCGGACGTCCATTACTCCTCGGACCACGATTGGTGGCTGATGCACCTTCCCGAAATCAGGGAGACATGTTCAGGGGAGCTTTGGTCGGGGTATCCGCATGGGCGTTTTGCTGAGGGTATCAAAATTTGCCCATATGACAAACAGGCACGCGGCATTATCCGAGCGCGTGGAAGGATAGCGTGGGGCGGGAACAGCGGGTACTGTGCTCTGGGGTTGGCGTACCAGTTCGGAGCCAAGCGGATTATTCTTCTGGGCTACGACATGACCGATTCCAAGGGCGAGCACTGGCACGGGAGCCATGACGAGTCCATAAGAAAAGCATTCAATTTCCCCATGTGGAAACCCCGCTTTGCAGAGGCGGCGAGGGACTTCAAACGGCTGGGGATCGAGGTGGTCAACTGCTCCAGGGATACCGCGCTTGACTGCTTTCCGAAAAAACCACTGGAGGACGTGATTTGCTGACATTACTGACTGCGACCGGATGCCGGCCTGATGCGTGGGCGATATGCGAAAAGCTGATGTACCGGCAAACCTATCAGGGGCCGGTACGGTGGATCATAGTTGACGATGGGGAGGTGCCGCAACCGGTGACGTTCAGCCGAGAGGGGTGGCAACTGGACATTATCAGGCCGAAACCCTTCTGGACCGAAGGCCAAAACACTCAGGCGCGGAACCTTCTGGCAGGCATGGCAGAGGTAGGGCCGAGAGACCTGTTGGTGATCATCGAGGACGATGACTACTATTCGGCGGAATACCTCACGGACGTTGCTAAATGGCTGTGCCATTACGACCTCGTTGGGGAGCCGGAAGCGCGGTATTTCAACGTTTCGACTGGAGTAGGCAAACAGCTACCGAACAAGCGCCATTCAAGCCTGTGCAGCACCGCAATGAAAGGGCTGGCGATACATGCTTTCGGAAGGTCGGTGAGGCACAACCACAAATTCATCGACTTGGCACTGTGGCGCGATTTCAGGGGTAAAAAATACCTGTCCAGCACCCACCATGTCGTCGGGGTGAAGGGTCTGCCGGGGCGATTGGGCATAGGCGCGGGGCATCGGATGCAGGGGAAACCCAACGGGCAGATACTCAGGGAGTGGATCGGAAACGACGCCGGGATATACGGGTACTGACATGGCAGACAGCATTCAATTCAGCATAATCGGCCTGAATCCGCTCCTTGCAAAACTGGAATCGGTTTCCTATGACATGAAGCGTAAAGGGGGCAGATTCGCGCTGAGAAAAGCGGCACAGGTGGTAGAAAAGGCGCTGAAACAGAACTCCGCACGGGTGGACGACCCGCAGACGGGCCGCAGTATACCGGCAAACGTGGTGATACGGTGGAGTGGCCGGTTGTTCAAGCGTACCGGTAATCTCGGTTTCAGGGTCGGTATCCTTCACGGTGCGATTCTCAAAAAAGGGGGCAGCACCGAAGCGAACGCCCCTACTCCGCACTGGCGCTTGCTGGAGTTCGGCACCGAGAAAATGAGGGCGCGACCTTTCGCAAGGCAGTCGCTGGAAAGCAACATCGGGCAGGCGACAAACGAGTTTGTCAGCCAGTACCAGAAAGCACTAGACCGCGCTATCAAGCGGGCGGCGAGGAGGAAATGATGATAGCGAGAGCCGATGAAGCGTTTAAAGCGCTACGTGTAGTGTTCCCGGAGTTGCCCGAAAGATGCAAGAGCCTGAATATCAATTTTGATGAACCTGGTGGGCTCGTAGAGATCGAATGCAAATTCACAGCTAGCAAGGTCAACCGAGTGGAAGAGGTCGACTGATGTTTGCCCCGATCTTCTCTATCTGTGCCGCAAGCGCATCCGTAAAAACAGCACTAGGGTCTGCCCCGGTGCGGCTCTATCTCTTCGGGCAGGCTCCTCAAGGTGTAGCGCTCCCCTATGCAGTCTGGCAGACCATCGGGGGCGCTCCTGAGAACTACATAGGGGACCTCCCCGACATCGACAGCTACTCATTGCAGGTTGATGTCTACGCGGCAACCGAGACGGACGCAAGAAATGCAGCAAAGGCGCTCCGTGACGCGATAGAACCTCACGCGCACATAACCCGATGGGGCGGCGAGTGGACCGACCCCGACACCCTTCACAAGCGATACAGCTTCGATGTTGAATGGCACGTAAGGAGATAGAGATGACAAGGGACAAGGCAATAAAAGAAATCAATAAAATCTTGTGCCAACTTGAAAAAGACAGCGGTCAAATTGTGCAAGATTTAGCCATCAACCGCTTGGACGTGACCGGGATGAACGACAGGCAGGGTAAGGTTCTGGCTACGGTAGAAATTCTCCTCCGGAGACTCCCCGGCCAAAACTGGTCAATCTAAAAACATAGCTGATTTGCGGCAACCCCAACTCCATTGGCAGAGAACACTGCCCACAAAGGAGCATCACCATGAGCGTTTTAACCAAAGGCACCCACGTCTATTTCATCGACCCCGACGACCTCTCCATCGTGACCGTCGAAAAGGTCACGGCGTTCAACCCCGGCGGCGCACCCGCTGACCAGATCGAGGATACCGGCCTTGAGGATCAGGACCGGACCTACAAGAAGGGGCTTCGCACCCCCGGCCAGGCGTCCCTCACCATCAACGCCGATCCGCAGAAGGAAAGCCACGTGCGACTGCATGAACTGAGCGAGGAATCCGCCGACCGCTACGTTAAATTCGCGGTGGGGTGGAGCGACGGGACCGCAGCGCCGACCGCCGACAGTGACGGCGAGTTCGTCCTGCCGACCTCTCGCACCTGGTTCACCTTCCAGGGCTACGTGTCCGACTTCCCGCTTGACTTCGCCCTGAACGCCGTCGTCACCACTGCGGCGACCATCCAGCGTTCCGGCGGGTCGCAGTGGACGCCGAAGGTGGCCGCATGATCCTGACCGTCGATAACCTCAAGACCATCGGAGCGTTTACGGGCGCTCCGGTGGAGAAGGAGATCCGGTGGAAGCAGGGCGAGACGGAGCATACGGCAACTGTGTTCATCCGCCCCCTTTCCTACAAGTCCACCGTTGCCGACCTTCTGGCGCTGAACGAAAAAAAGGACCAGCTTGCCGTCCGTATCGCGGCATCGGTCTGTGACGCAGAGGGTACCCCGATATTCACCGCCGACGACATCACCGGGGATGCCGACCCCGAGCGCGGAGCACTGGACGGCAACCTTACCATGGCACTCCTTGCGGCCATCGCAGAGGTGAACAACATGGGAAAGACTGGGAACTGACCGAGACTGACGAGCTTTGGCATGAACTGGTCCTATCGGGAGTCGGAGGCAGGACCATAGCCGAGGCGCAGGAACGGCTCAGTTTCCGGGAGTTCCAGTCGTGGCAGGTATACAGGGCCAAGCGGGGCAGTCTGAACATCGGTATGAGGGTTGAGCGGGGGTCTGCGCTCCTTGCCGCTCTCTACGCCAACAGCAACAGCAAGAACGGCGGGTTCAAGGTCTACGATTTCACACCTCACGAAGACGAACCGGCGATACCGCTTGAAGCGGCAATGAAGGCATGGGGATAACATGGCTAGCTCTTCATTAGGACAACTTACTCTCGATCTCGTCGCTCGGATAGGCGGTTTCACCGGCCCTCTCGACAAGGCCGGACGTGAGTCCAAAAAGCACATGAGGTCCATCGAGCAGTCGGCTCAATCGGCCTCTGTTGCTATCGGGAGTATGGTGTCTGTTGGGGCTATTGCCGCATTCACTGGCGAACTCATCAAGACTTCGCTGGAAATGCAAAAACTGGAACGCTTGTTTAACGCCGCCGCTGGGTCTGCAAACCTCGGGGGGCGCGAGCTTGAGTATGTTAAAGGTGTGGCCGATAAGCTCGGACTTTCCATTGCCAGTGTTGCCAACGACTACGGGAAGTTCATGGCGGCGATACGTGGGACCAGCATTGAGGGTGAAGCTGGTCGCAAGGTCTTTGAGTCTGTGTCGATGGCCGCTACGGCATTAGGGCTTTCTGCTGATGAAACGCATGGCATGTTCAATGCGTTACAGCAGATGATGTCTAAGGGCAAGGTACAGGCTGAAGAACTCAGGGGGCAACTTGGCGAAAGGCTCCCAGGTGCTTTGCAATTGGCCGCAAAAGCTATGGGGGTTACAAGCGCCGAACTCAACAAGATGATGGAGGACGGCAAACTTTTTGCCTCCGACCTGCTTCCCAAACTCGCCATTGAATTAGATAAAGCCTACGGCAAGGCGGCCGTTGAAGGAGCCACTTCCGCACAAGCTGCAATCAATCGTATGAACAACGAAATCCTGAGGACAAAAGCTATTTTCGGTGAGGAGCTCTTGCCGGGGGTGGTTGGCTTTGGCACCAAAGCCGTCGCAGTTTTCAATTCGGGTATCCAGAAGATAGGCGAATCCAAAATCATCTGGACCGGCAGGGCCAAAGAGTTCGGGCAGATGATGAACGGCGGGGCGCTTGGTTTCAACTGGATGACCAAAAAAGGCCGCGCAGAAATAGCAGCTGCAATGGACGCTCAGGAGCAGATGACCGAGTTCTCGCTTCAGAAATGGAATGAGCGGTTCAACGGCGGCGGGGCAACCGGATATTCGGCAGAAGAGAAAAAGCAGCAGAAGGATGCAGCCGCAGCGGTCAAGGCCCAGCAGGTAATAGCCGACTCGGAAAAGAAAAAGAAAGAAGCTGCACTTAGGACTGCAAAAGCCGTTCGCGATCAAGAGGCCGCACAGCGTGCAGCCAACTCGGCGCTGAAAGAGCAAAACAGACTGCTTGAGGAATCCGTCGAAGGATGGAACCTTGGCAACCTTGGGAAAGGGCTTCTTGACAACCCGCTTCAAGTCGCTGCTCCGACAACTCCGACATTCAGTCTTACCGGTGCGACGGAAACAATGGGGTTTGGTGGTAACGGTACATCCGGCCCACCGGTCGATCATGGCGCGGCAGCGGAAATGTTGAAGGGCATGAAAGAGGCTCCCGGCTTCGATGGCGTTGATGCTGACGTGGGGGGTGCATTTGCCGAACTCGCCAAAATTGAAGATGCGCAGGACAAGCTTTCCGAGTGGTACAACACTCAGCTTGAGATGTTGGACGATTTCCGCCGCGACCGCGCCGGCCTTAACTCGACATGGGACGCTACCGAGCAAAACCTTGATAGGCGGCATCAGTCCGAACTTTTGAAGATTGAGCAGGCACGGCAGTCGATGCAGTTACAGGCAGCTTCAAGTGTGTTTGGCGACTTGGCAGGGATGACTAGGGCCTTTGCCGGTGAGCAGTCGGCAGCCTACAGGGCAATGTTTGCGGTCTCAAAAGCATTTGCAAGTGCAGACAGCATCGTACAGATTGCCAACGGCATAGCCAAGGCCGCAAACAACCCTTGGCCTGTCAACCTTGCGGCAATGGCAAGCGTTGCGGCTGCGACCGCCAGCATCGTTTCCAGCATCCAATCCGTTGCCATGGTGGGACAGGCGCATGACGGCATCATGTCAGTGCCGGAGAGCGGGACATGGAACTTGAAGAAGGGCGAGCGCGTGACCACTGCCGAGACGACTGCAAAACTGGACCGCACACTAGACAACGTGCAGAAGTCGCAAGGCGGGGGCGCTCCGATTGTCAACCTCTACGAAGACAAGAGCAAGGCCGGGACCGTCAACAGCCGCCAGCAGGACGGTAGGAGTGTCATCGACATCTTCATCTCCGACCTGATGGGCGACGGCAAAACTCAGAAGGCCATGAGCCGCAAGTTCGGCTTGCAACCGGTGGGGGCGTAAATGGAATTTCCCGAAGTTTTGCCCTCGCCGCTCAGATCCGGCTACGGGTTTGCACCTGAGAACAATATCATCCGCACGGAGATGGTTTCAGGCCGTGCACGTCAGAGGGTAGCCTATACCTCCGTCCCGACTTACAACAACCTTTCGTGGATACTTACGGCTGTTCAGTCACAAGTTTTTGAAGCGTTCGCTGCACAGGTGGGCGCGGACTGGTTCAGCATCAGGCTCAAGGCCCCTACCGGCTTTTATCTTCAAGACTGCCGGTTTACGGAGACCCCTACCGGACCGGAACTGGTGGGCGTGGACCTTTGGGGATACAAGGTCAAGGCGGAATTGAAAGACCGGCCCATGCTGGACAGTTCCTATTCCCTGGCCCCTGGCATGGTGCTGATGCAGGACATCCTTGACATCGCGCTGAACGAGAAGTGGCCCTAATGAGCATCCTTGAGACGGTATACGCCTCCGGTGGCGACATCATCATCAACACGCTTGAACTGACTTGCGATGCGTGGTCTGAGTCGATATTCCTTTGTGACGGCTTTGAGAATCAGACATGCACCGACGAGGACGGCAGGGAGGTCACATTCACCGCGTCCGGTATTGCAATCGCGCTGCCGAAAAAGGACAACAGCGGCAACCAAAAACTTGTCTTTCAAATCGACAACGTGACGGGGGAAGCGCAGGCGCTGATTGACCAGGCGATTGAGGCAAATGAGCGAGTGACGCTGATTTACCGCAGTTTCCTTGCTTCCGACAAATCGGCACCACCTGAACCGCCGTATCGCATGACGGTACTGTCTGGTACCGCGCAGGGTGTCTCTCTCCGCATCGAGGCGGGGTTCTTCGACTTGCTCAACACCGCATGGCCGCGAGACACCTACACCGCGACCTTTGCACCGGGGCTGAAATACCTATGACACTGAACGATTTCATCGGCATGGAGTATGAAGACGGGGCGAGGGGGCCGCAGAAGTACGACTGCTGGGGGCTGGTACGAGCTATCCGGCAAGAGGTACTGAACATGCCATTGCTCCCTTCATTCGGGCATGTGCGCCATACCATGCTGCGGGAGTTCAACAGGTGCTACCAGACGACCGCCGACACGATGCAGGAGTGCAAACCGGAAGTCGGGACAATTGCCGCAGTGTTCCGTGGTCCGATATGCGTTCATGTGGCCGTTGTGGTGGAGATTGACGGCGCTTTGGCCGTGATGGAGATCAACCCGACGACCAACTGCCGATGGCTCAGAGTTCCGGATTTCGAGCGCCGGTATGCAAAGGTGAAATACTACCGTGATTAACGTCTATCCCTCAAAGCTCGATGGTGCACCAATCGAAACCCACTCGATAGGTTGCACTGTCTCCATAGAAGAGTTCATTCGCGGCAAAGCACCGTCTTACAGCCGCAAGGACTCTCCGCCCGTTTCAGTATCCGTGAACAGCCGGACGGTCCCCCATTCCGATTGGGCCGACGTCTGCATATCCCCCGATGACGCGATTGATATTTATGTGGAGCCGAAAAGCAGTGTTTGGCACGGTATCATAGACTTCTACAAGTCCGCTTTCACTCTTTGGCAGTCGGCATACAAAATGCTGAATCCGTCGATGCCTAAAACGAGTTCAGAGATGGCAGCGAAGGGCGATAAGCTCTCTGAAGTGTCGGCAAAAGGGAACCAGGCGAAGCTGAACTCTGTCATCCGAGAAATGGCGGGCACGTTCAAGGTTTACCCCGACTACCTCTTGCCGATGCACCGCTATTTTGTGGACAAAACCGAACAGTGGGCGGAAACGCTGCTTTGCATCGGCAAGGGCGAATTCGACATCCCGGCTTCCTCAGTGCTCATTGGAGACACCCGCATCATATCTCTGGGCGACGATGCAGATTATTCACTTCACGCCCCCGGCGCAGACCTTTCCGCCGTGACAGCCGCGCAATGGTGGCACTACGCCCCCGAGGTCGGGGGGACATCAACCGGCAAGTCAGGGTTAGAACTCAACGCCGCGTATGATGCCGATCCCATCCCTGCCGCGTCATCCTATCAGTTCGACTCCGTGACCGTCTCCATTCCGACCGGCGCCGGGTATTTTCCGGAAGGGTGGATCGTTGGGATGAACCTCCGCGTTGATGAGTTCCTTGACTACACCGTTGTCGAGGGGTGGTCGGACCGCGACATTATCTATGGTGATTTCTCCAGCCTACAGCCGTTTGACGGGATGGTGATCGAGATTACCGGGGACAACGCCGGGTTATACACCATATTTGAATACATCTCGGATTCGGACGGCGACCGGATCACACTGAACTACGATGACGATTCACAGGTAAATGGACTATGGACCGGCACCCGCCGCATGTCGATTGCCTACCGTGGCAGCAAATACCAGATCACCGGATTGACTCAGGACGTGAACGACAATATCACGACCATAGACCTGGACCGCTACACCGACGAAAGCATCATCGATGTTTCATGGACTGGCTTCGGCTTCGCCATTGTCAACGATGCGAATATCCAACTGGACGGGTCCGGCATTGAGGGCGGATGGGTGGGGCCTTTCGCCGCATGTCCTGATGGTGAGGTGACGGGTAACATCGAATACGACATCATGTTTCCTGGTGGCCTAGCGGAAATTGCAAGCAACGGATCGGTTAAGCCGAAAACGGTAGTAGTCGAGCTTCAATGGCAGGATATGAACGACCCTGGATGGACCTCAGTAGAAACGACCTACACCGAGAGCACCCTTGACCAGATAGGATTCACGGAAACAATTGCGCTTTCCGAATCAATCCGGCCTGAAATCAGGATGCGGCGAATTGGGGCAAAGTCCACCAAAACGAGCGTTCAGGACACGGTTCAATGGTATGCGCTCAAAGCGAACATTCCGGCACCGTCCTCATATGCTGGCGTCACAACGATGTCTGTGAGCGTGCGCGGTGGCGACCGGCTATCGGCCCAGACGGACAACCAGATCAGCGTCAAGGCTACCCGCAAACTCCCGACTCGCAGCGCGGGGGTATGGACTGCACCGGCTGCAACAAGGGGCGTTGTCCCATGGGCCTGCTACGTGCTCAAAAGCATGGGCTACACCGACGCCGACATTGACATGGTGGCGATGGACGCGCTTGACGCACTGCTGACATCTCGCGGCGATGTCTATGATTTCTCCGTGGAATCGCAAGGCACGGTGAAAAGCGAACTGGCAAATGTCCTCCGTGCCGGATACGCGGATTTCACCCTGGACCGTGGCGCAATCAAGCCGGTACGCGACGCCGTGCGGACGGTATACGAGCACATGTACACCCCGCTGAACATGGCGGAACAACTCACCCGAAGTTTCTCCGCGCTCGGTCCGGACGACTTTGACGGCGTTGACGTGGAATACATCGACGGCACCACATGGGCCAAGGAAACCGTTGAGTGCAGGCTTCCCGGCGACGTGGGGCTGAAGGTGGAAAAGATCAGCCTAGAGGGGATAACCGACCGCACCCGCGCATGGCGGATCGGTATGAGGCAGAGACGGGCGCACCGATACCGCAGATGGAACTACGGGTTTGCGACCGAGCTTGACGCGCTCAACAGCAGCTATCTGTCGTTCTGCGCTCTGGGTGATGACGTGCCGGGGTACGGCCAGTCCGCAATTTTGGTTGAGTGCGTTGTAGGCGCTACGGTTCTGCTCAAATCATCCGAGCCTCTTGTGTGGACCGAAGGGGAGTCTCACGTTGTAGGCATCCGCAGGCAGGACGGCACGCTTTCCGGGCCATACGCCGCAACGAGGATAAGCGACATCCTTCTTGAAATACCGTCGATAGATTTCGAGCCTGACACCTCATGGCAGACCGAGCCGCCGCACCTGATATTCGGGACGACTACAAGGTGGAGTTACCCGGCGCTCATAACCTCGATTTCTCACAGCGCCAACAAGGTTTCCGTTGAGGCGATCAATTACGATGCTCGCGTCTACCAGGACGACGACAATACCCCCACTTGATATGGAGACACAAATGCCGGAAATCCTGAAAGGTGTACCCTCTTGGTTCTTGATGCTGTGCAGCATGGGTTTTTTCTCGCTGCTCTCTTTCGTGCTGTTGAAATTGAACACAACACTCGGGAGGTTTGAAGAACTGTTCGACAAGGTATTTGAAAAACACGACGACCACGAATCGCGACTGTCCCGGCTTGAGGGGAAATGCGAATCGAACCATAAGGATTAGGAGGCACCATGACCACCTTTAATACTGGCAATCCGGTAGGCAGCACCGACGCCCGCGACCTTTCCGACAACGCGGAGAATCTTGACAGTGCCGTCAATTCGAGCAACCCGACATGGGTAGACCGGCTTGGCAATACTCGCCCCTCATGGGCAGGTTTGGCCCAATACGCAGGACCGGCTTATGACGTGTCGAGCTACGATAGTTTGGCTGATGCGGTCGCCGCGTTCCCAAGTTCTCCGGCTACGATTCAGTTCGGCACCGATCAGACGGTAAGCGCAAACCTCACCATACCCGCTAACGTCGAACTGATGCCGCTTAACGGCGCAGTAATCAACCACGGAGCGTATACCATCAGTTACGCAGGTGGTACCTCCCGGTGGCCCATTGCCAAGGTGTTCAACGGCACCGGCACAGTGTCCGGTCTGGATAAGGTGCGGCCCGAGTATTGGGGTGCTCTGGCAGACGGTACAACCGACTGCTGGGCAGCGTTCAAGTTGATGAGCCAGTCCGTTACTGCATCCGGCAGCGGTGAAGTGCTGCTGATACCCGGTACGTACAAGATCGACCAGTACAAAATCCAGACCGCATACCAGTTTGATGACGACCCCGACATTATCAACAATGACTGCTTCTACCGTGATTGCGACGGAGTTCATGTTATAGGCTATGGGGCGAAGATCGACTTAAAGGGCGATGTATACTTGACGCCCGACTATGCCGGTTATAAACCGGACAATCGAATGATCCAAGTCTTCACATTCCAGAACTGCAACCGTGTACGGATAGAAGGCTTAGAGATCGACGGCAACGCCGACCAACTCACCCGAGACCCTGCGGCAACAGGTGAAACATCCGGCCCGCTGATTGGATTCCAGGCGTGTAGGGACAGTGTAATCACCCATTGCAAATTGCATCATGGATGGGTTGAAGGGGTGATGGTTTATAAGTACGAAGGGCCGAACCCTGCTACACCTCTTGACCCTAAACTGACATGCCGCAATGTCACCATCGAACATTGCGAAATATACGCCAACGGCAGGAACAACGTCGGCGGCATCGAGTTCAGGGGGCTGACCATCCGCAACTGCCGCATTTACGAGGGGGGCAGGACCGGGGACCCTGCGGACGTATCATGGTACTCTCCCGGCTCTAACATTGACATTGAGCCGGACTTGATAGCACCCGCCATAGAAGAAACTTCCGGCATGACGTTGATAGAAAACTGTTCACTGAAAAACTCGCGCCAAACCAACATAACTACCGCCATTCGGAACACGCATTTGATTCTGAGGAATTGTGACATAGATAACCCTGG